ACATTTTTCAACTATTGTTTCTACAATGCTTGGGTCTATTTCTTGTGCTGTGAATTGTTGCATTAGTTCAACAATGTCATCATCGTGATCCAATATTTTATAATCAGCATCAACTATGAGTGCTACATTATCATCATAGCCGTGATTCTCACCACTGAGTACATGCATGCCATTACTTAATTCTATGTGATCTTCTTGATTGACCCATTGATGAATAACTGACTCTACTTCTTCATGTGGAAGTTTACCTAACTTAGGTTCTGTATTAAGAGTAGTTATGTCTTCTATAATTTCTTTGATTAGCATGTTATTTCTTCTTACTATTTCCCCAATTCTTAGCACCTTTCTTTCTGCATTGTACTAATGCACCACTGGCGTAAGCACTGGGCCATACTTTGTATCTTGATTTAACCTTGTGGTAACAGGCATCTTTTTTGCCTTCTGCCTCATCAATGTGAACTATCTCACCTTCACATTGTGGACACTTATTAAAAGGTATATTGCCATCATACATTTCTAATTGCAATACTCCGCCTTCTTTTTTATGTTTGTGATATCTTACACTAACTTTCTTACCTATCATATCTGCTAGGTGTTTTATCATACCGATATCGTTGTATGCTTCTTTTTTAATTTCTTTTAAGATGTAATCTATGATTTCCATTCTGTCGGCAACGTATGTACCTTCATCCATTTGTGATCTAATGTCTGATTGTTTATTTTTTCTATCATAATCTTTAGCAGACTTATGAGAACCAGCACCACTTTTATTACGTGAATGCTTTGCTACTGGGTTAGGCTGATTTTTATTTGGGTCATAAGGTTTTTGTTTTTGAGGCTTACTTTCCCCAACAAGTCTTCCCCTCATAGGATGTGGACTTTCGTTACCTTTATTAGGCTTAATCTTTTTAGGCTTTTTTTCTTTTGCCTTTACTTGATCTGCCTCATTTAAAAAATCAGTTATTTTCATTATACGTTCTCTAATCTTTCCATCAATCTTTCAGCACGATTAGTTACTTGTTTGTGCCATCTGCTGTCTCTACCTTCTATTGCGGCTGTTTTCCAGTCACCATCTAAGATAGCGGCATGCATTTTTTTGAATTTGCTGAGTCTAGTACGACCCATATTGAACATCATATTGACCAAGATCTGCTGAACTTCGTCTGGTAAGTCTCCAAAGACCCCATCTTCGTATAATAGTTCACACTCTCCGATGGCAATGTCAAGATCTCTTTCAAAACACGCCCGTGTTCTTTCTTCACTAATTGGAGTTCCAACTGGCCTTCCATGTTCCTCATCACTTTCGAGGATAAGGTGACCGACTCCAAAGGTGGGATACCCGAGGTGGTCGAGATAGATTTCATGTACTACTCCTTCATCAATTTTGAGTTGTTCAAAGACCGCTTCGCGATCTAGTGTTGTGTCTTTTCTAAAAAACATTTGTGATTCCTTTAAAATATTTCTATATGTTTGTATTTATCACAACCACAAAAAAAGGGCAGTTATTTCTAACGGCCCTTCGTACAGTTGGTTATTAAATTATTTGTCTTTAGACACTAATCCAATAACAATGATGGCTACAATTAAACCTACTAAGCCACTTTCACCTAAAGATGAAACTAACGCAGTAATGTTTGCAACAACATCACCTATAACCACAGTACTACCGAACAATAATTGTGCAATAATACCTAATCCTAGTAATGATACTAAGATGGTTGTTAGACCGGCGATAAAATCACCAGCACTTTTTAATATACTATTCATAAAAACCTCCTATGATTTTGTATATGAACTAGATAGTATAACAAAATATAGAGGTTATGTCAACCTTTTTTAGCCAAAAAAAACCCCCATAAATTGGGGGCTTTTAATATCTTTGAACTCTAGTTACTTTTATAAACCGCCTAAGTCTGCAATAGAACCATAATCTTTAACAGATAAGTTCTCAGTTACGACTAAACAAGTCACAGTAGCAACACCTGAAGATGCACCACCTTGTGTAATTGTTGCTGTAACGTTTGAATTAGCAGTATAAATATGCTGATAATTGCTGTGGAACTGATAAGTCTCAGTCATGTCAGCATCATCGGCTGTGAATAATCTATCAGCATCACCACTATCACCAACTACTATTGCAGTTGTGTCATTAGCACTAACCCAAGGGCTAGGTACATCAACAGTAACACTATAAATTAAAGAGTTAGCAGGACACTCAAACAAAGTTGTTGTTCCTGTATCGTACGCAACTTCGGTACTAACATATTGTGCTATGGGAGACGTCGCCGCATCAAATTGACCTTTGGTCAAAAATGCACTTGCCACCGTAGCATTAGCACCACGTACTTCAACTAGAGTCGAACCGTCGTTGTCAGTAAAACTAAAATAGTCATCTGTCGTGTTTGTGAGGATTTTTAATCCGCGTTTGCCAAACTGTACTAAATTGCCCAGTCCTTTTAACGCAAAATTATTTATATCTGCCATTTTTGGTCACTCCGTCTAATAATCGATTATGTAGACTAATCTACAATGTTTATTTATCTAAAATTGAGAAATGTATCTCTTAAGGCTATCTGCAATTATGGTACAACCTAGTTTGTTAGGATGACTATCTTTTGGGGAAATCCATGCATCGGTATTATGATGTATCAACGATTGTAATGGTTTACTATTTGCAATGCTGTTAAAACAATACATGCTCTCAGATACTAATCTATTATTTGGTTTGATACGTTTGGTCGGTTTTTGACTATGTATATTTCCCCATATCACTTGAGCACTAGGATTTAGTTTTTTATATGCCATTGCTGTTTTTACAGATTGCACGAACAAATTTTGCATTCCGGTATGTTCACCTACAGGAAGTAGAAATTGTTGCATAAATTGTTTTGCTAGTGATACTCTATTATTTTTTATAGAATCTTCACGTTCAAAGTCTGCATCACTTAAACCATTCATACTATGCAAAATGCCATCTCTAGTGAAAAACGGATAACGTATATCTACAGTAAATCCAAATATCAATAATGGACTTTTAAAACTAGATAAAGTTTTTAGTGGTTGTAATGAAATCTCAGTATTACTTGCACCACCTCTAGAAACGTTCGAAACAGGCTTAGATAGTGATTTACCTAAAATGCTAGGCCAACTATCCTCATGATGTATATCATCACCGTATCTAGGACCTAATGTATAACTATCCCCACAAGCAATAATACCATCAACTTTTTCTAAATTCATGCAATTATTTATTGACATTGCTGTATCAATAGTATATAATACTGACATGTTTGATAATAGTATACAACGTATAGGTTTTTGTTGCAAGTACATGGACCCTGATCAAAGTCAGAAGCCAAAGATTCTTAAAGAGATTCAACAAAACTTTACAGAAAAAGGCACAACTGTCGCTTGGTGTAACAGACAAGAAAAGTCTGTTGCTGAACAAAAGTTACTTGATGTTGTTACACATAATATGCAAAGTGCATACAACCTTGTTGAATGGGTAAGTACTTTGCCTGAAAATAGAAGGATGGTGAGACTTGGAAGTAATCAAATACCTATGGCTACTGAGCCTAATTGGCGTTACTTATGGGATGATCCAACTAACGTTAGAGTACTCGAGGCCGGATTTGCCAAGATTGGAGAACTTGCGAAGTCACGTGATGTTCGTATTAGTTTCCATCCTGGTCAATTTTGTGTGCTGGCTTCAGATAAGCCAGACGTTGTAGAACGTAGCATTGACGAGTTCGAGTATCATGTAAACATGGCACGTTGGATGGGTTATGGTCAGCAGTGGCAAGACATGAAAATAAACGTACACATTAGTGGACGACAAGGTGCAGAAGGTATAATTAAGGCTTTGCCTCGATTATCACCTGAAGCACTAAATACAATAACTATTGAGAATGATGAGATGTGTTGGGGTCTTGACGAAAGTCTTAAATTGAAAGACCACGTGGCACTTGTATTAGATATACATCATCACTGGATTAGAGATGAAGAGTACATACAACCCGAGGATGACAGAGTTAAAGCAGTTATCGACAGTTGGCGTGGAGTTCGCCCTGCTATGCATTATAGTTACAGTCGTGACGAGCATTTACCTGCTGGTGACAATACCCACATTGGTTTGCATGATATCGTGGGACTACTTGAAGAAGGTCACAAGAAACAAAAACTAAGAGCACATTCAGATTATTATCCTAACAAGGATGCTAACCTATGGGCACTTAGTTTTATAGATCAATTCGATATTCAATGTGAAGCAAAGGCTAAGAACTTAGCCAGTGAACAACTCTACAATTTATTCCAACAAACTGTAAACTCCGGAGTTTAATAGTGTTGTACTGATTGGGGAACGCCGAGTTCCTTTACTATATATCGCATCTTAATGAGGGGCGAAAAACATTTTTTGTCAACTGGTTCATTGCCAATCAGTTACTAATATTTAATCGTTTACTTAAAAAACGAAGTGAAATGGTTTATTTTGAGTAAATAATAGGTCGCAAAGGAGATTAAATGACTTATGTTGTAAAAGGTGAATGTGTAGATTGTAAACACACCGCATGTGTTAAAGTTTGCCCTGTTGATTGTTTTTTTGAAGGAGAAAACACATTAGTCATTGATCCTGATATATGTATTGATTGTGCAATTTGTGAACCAGAGTGCCCAGTTGATGCTATTGTGAGTGATAGAAAACTAAAGCCTGAAGATCATCATTGGCTAGAATTTAATAAAAAAATGAGTCAAGAAGAAAAATGGCCTGTTATTACCAAAGTGAAAGATCCTATGCCCGGACACGAAGATATCAACTATGATACCAACGAAGCATTTGAAAAAGTATCAAGAATCCCATTTAAAGATATTACCGATGAGTAATAGTAGAATTTTTACTTTTGGTTGTAGTTTTACCGAATGGCATTGGCCTACTTGGGCAGATATGATTTGTTATAAAAATGATGGTTATAACTTTGGACAAAAAGGCGGCGGAATAACTCAGATACTACATAAAGTTGCTAATGCAAATCGCAAATATAATTTTACTGAACTAGACAAAATTATTATCATGTTACCTTCCTTATTTAGACATGATAAAGTTGGTACCAATAACGGAGAAACTACTTGGGTATGCCAAGGTTCTCAATACTCAAATCCAGGTGTTCCTCGAGACTGGATGCTGATGCAAAGTTTAAATGATATTATCTTCTTAAAGGAATACCTAGAAGCAAATGAATTGTGTTATTGGTTCACAGCAATCCATGATATTTTTGATACAACGTTTGCTGAATATCAAAATTTAAATCAACAACAATTAGATCATTTGCAATATGTGTCAGAAATTATAAAATTTGATTACCCTACTATGATGGAAAGTCTTGTTAGCATAAAAGGTCAATGGGGTAGCAGAAAACCACTTTACACGCATAGAGGTGCACCAGAATTACACCCTACTATTTTAGAACATTATGACTATGCAAACAAAATACAAAAAGTAAATATTCGAAGAGAAGATATACTTACAGCACATCTTAAAATGCTAAGATTAAAAAATGTAGGCGAAATGAATGATTGGTGTAAGGAAAATTTTAATATATTTTCTACCCAAGGTTACCAAATTTACTAAATATAAAACACTTGACATAGAACACATTTTTTAGTATAATATATACATAAGGAAGGTGCAATATGGAAATTACTACAATTAAAACCGTATTACTAAGCATGATGATAAATTATGCTCCGTATAACTTAAACAATGTAGACATTGATGCAGAGCAGGTCTTATGCCTAGCACAAAATGTCTACCATGAAGCAAAAGGGGAAACATTAGCAGGTAAAAGTGCTGTGGCTCATGTTACACTTAACAGAGTAAAACACCCTAAGTATCCTAACAACATTTGTGATGTTGTACATCAAGCAGAAATGAGAACTAAATGGAATGGTACTCAAGTTCCTGTGATTGGTAGATGCCAATTCAGTTGGTATTGTGATGGCAAAGCAGATGATATACAGATTGTGTATCTACATGGACAACGGCAGTTCAAACCTATTGGTCCAAATATGGAAGCCTGGAAACAAAGTGTACAAGTTGCATTACTATCTATAAAAGGTATTACTATAGATCCAACCAGTGGTGCTACACATTATTATAATCATAATATTAGTAGTCCAAGTTGGGGTACAGCATACCCAGTTTCTGCACAAATTTATAACCATACGTTCCTAGTAAGAAACGACTAATATTCGATAAATACTCTTATAATGCTGGTAGGATAGCATGTAGGAGTAACGATGTACGAGTATAGATGTAAAGTCGTAAAAATCGTTGACGGAGACACAGTAGACGTAGACATAGATTTAGGTTTCGGAATTGTCCTCAAAGACGAAAGAGTACGCATAATGGGTATCGACACCCCAGAAAGTCGAACAAGAGATTTAGTAGAAAAGAAATTTGGTTTAGCCAGTAAGGCAAAATTAAAAGAACTATTAAAAGGTCAACCAGTCCTTAAGACTCAAATAAACAAAGACGGCGAAGATATGAAAGGCAAGTTCGGTCGTATCCTTGGTGACTTTATTGTTGAAGATGGATATGGTGGATATAAGAATGGTTCACTAGTAACTAAAATTTTAATCAATGAAGGATATGCTGTTAAGTATATGGGTGGTAGTAAAGATAAAACTAAAGCCGCACATATGAAAAACAGAAAAAAACTTATCGAAGAAGGTTTAGTTGAAATGTCTCTAGAAGAAGCAGGCATAGAATAATATACCAAAAAAGTCTTATGATGGTTTTTGTATAGGGTAAATACTCCTATTACAAAACGGAAAATATTTTATGTTATTACAAAAACCATTAAAGCAAGGCGAAGTTGTTAGTGTTAGACTTATCACTGGTGAAGAACTAATTGGCACATTAGAAGAAACAAATGACGAAGGTACAACTGTATCTAAGCCTATGATTGTTTCTATGAATCAACAAGGTTACGGCCTTCTACCTTTTATGCTTACAGTTGAACCAGACTTAAAGCATACAATACAAGCAAATCATTGTATGAGTGTTGTTAAAACAAACGATGAAACTTCAAAAGCATACGTTCAATCAACAACAAATTTAATCGTATAAAAAACTTGACTTTTATATTAAAATCGGTATAATACAATTATGAAAAGATTCTATTCAGGAAAAACATACACACATGCAACAGGACACAGTTGTGCATTTAGACAATGGAGAGCAGATAGTCATTGCAATCTAATTCACGGTTATGCATTACAGTTTGAATTCACCTTTGGTGGAACAGAACTTGACGAGCGTAATTGGATAGTAGACTTTGGTGGATTAAAGCCACTTAAAGAATGGTTGAAAGAAATGTTTGACCACACATACTTGGTAGCCGAAGATGATCCAGAATTAGAAACATTCAAGGAACTAGAAGAAAAAAATCTAGTTGATTTGAGAATTGTTTCTGCAACTGGTTGTGAGAGGTTTGCAGAAATGGCTTTTGATAAGGCAAACGAAATAGTTACTGAACTCACAGATGGTAGATGCTGGGTACAAGCAACTACTGTAAGAGAACATGCACATAATAGTGCTACTGTTGAACTTGCTGATCATCAAAAATTACGTTTTATAGAAAACGTATAATAATAAACTTGAAATCAGTGTCCCGAAAACAGTAGGGTTCCAGCATTTCGCAAAGTGCCGAAAAGGCATTGTGTAGATTGATTGTAGGGGTAGTATGTCCTACCCTCTACTTTTATAACTTTCTGCCTGTTCTTTAGTTAAGGGAGTTAGACCAGGATTATCTGGGAATACACAACAAGGTTGTAAATTGTAAAAACTGTTATTTTCTTCACACCATTCTCTTTTAAAATACTCACCATTTTTCTTTATAATATTTAATTTATTTTCTGGCTCGTATATAAAATCGTAGTATCCTTTGAGTTCTTGTACTTCCGCTAAACGTTGTAATCTATCTAAGTAATGACCATCTGGACATAAACCAAATGAAGGAAATGCTTCATTCCATTTATTATCAATCATCCATTGTTCTTGTTGATCATCAGGTAACTCAAATGGTTCGTAAACTCCTAATTCAGGATAGTTTGCACTAAGCCAATATTTTTCATCTTCCCAATCTGTGATAACAGATTCATTGCTATCAAGATATCTTGTTATAGTGCCACCACCATTATACGTTGTGTAATATAGGTTATCGTTTATAACACACTTTAATTCTTTGGTTTCTCTGTTATGTATCCAATTAAGTATCATATATGTATTTATAATAAGATAAATATATTTACTATGTGGTTTGGTATCTTAACTTTAATTACTGCCTTAGCCATAGCCGGTGTTGCGGCTTGGTTTAGTATTGCTGGTTTAATGGCAATATTCAGTGCGGCGGCTCTACCAATTGCTATAATGGCTGGAACACTTGAAATAGGTAAATTACTTACAGCAAGTTGGCTTTATAGGTATTGGAACGAAACAACTCTGGCCTTAAAAACTTATCTAAGTTTAGCGGTCCTTATACTCATGCTGATTACAAGTATGGGTATATTTGGTTATCTAAGTAAAGCACATTTGGATCAAGCAGGTGTGGCAGGAGATGCCTTTGCTACAGTAGATCGTATAGATGGCCAAATAGCCAGACAAGAAAACAAAATAGATATATTAGAAGATAGAATACTAGGTGTTGGCGGAAGTGTTGACGTAAGTGAAAGTTTTAAACAACAAGAAACTATTAGAGATGGTGCATGGGAAAGAGTACAAGGCGATATAGATTATGCACAAGGACAAATTACTAGTTTAAGAAATCAATTAGCAGTACTAGACAAAGCAGTAAATGACCTTAGAGAAAAAGGTGTAGAAGTTATTACCACTGAAGAAGGAGGAACATTTAGACGTGCTGAAACAGAAACCATAGACTATGTTGCTCAAGCAAATACATTGTTTGATCAACAAAAACCACAACGTGATCAAATCAGAGATGATATAAAATCACAACAGGATAACATTGATAGATATAGGGCTCAAGCACAAAAAACTATTGATGATGCAAATGCAGAAATAAATAGGTTGAGGAATTCAAGTACTCAATCACAAGACGACAACTTATTAAAAATCGAAGAATACAACACAGAAATTGATGAAATATACAATGTTATAGCAACACTTAAAGACGAAAAGTTTGAAGCAGAACAAGAAGTTAGAAACTTAGAA